ATTTCGGAAGGGAGATCATTCAAGTCGAACAAATGATCAAATCTCATTTTCTCCCAATCCTGAAACGGAACCATACACCTCTCAAATTGACGTTTGAACAAGCGGTGGAGGGTATCCTTGGAAGGGAATACGCGAATGCAATCCCAAGAGGAACATCCGCGGGTTACCCATTCTCGCAAGAGAAGCGTTGGGGCCCGCGCAAGTATGACATCTTTGGCCGTGATAGCGACTTCCAATTCGATACGCCTTTGGCGATCGAAATGAAAGAGCGCGTCCTGACCAAGATTGAACGCGCAAAGAAAGGAATTCGAGAGCTCCACGTGTGCCAAGTCTTTTTGAAAGACGAACGGCGGAAGCCCGGCAAGGGCGCACGTGCAGTTTTCGCTTGTCCTGTGGATTATGCGATTGCATTTCGCATGTACACGTTGGACTTCGCAGCTCGAATCATGGAGACTCGCATCGAGAATGGCATCTGTACAGGTGTCAACCCATATTCCGCTGACTGGAATGTGCTCGCGATGAAGATGACGCGACATGGCAAACATGTCTTCGCTGGAGATTTCAAGGGTTATGACTCAAGTCAAATCCCTCGTATCTTCCAGTGCGTTCTATCACTCATCCTCGAGTACTACAATTATGGTCCAGAGGACGAAATGGCGTTGCGTACACTCTTTGAAGAGATATACAACAGCCGCCACATTGTGGGTGATACCATTTTCGAATGGGACCATTCGCTGCCATCTGGCAACCCAATGACGACGATCATCAATTCAATCTACGTTCAGATTGTGATGATGTACGCGTATCACAGGGCACACGATTTCGATATCAAGGAGCTTTCTCGATATTACGAACATGTCTATGTCGCGTCATATGGAGATGACAACATCGTCAACGTGTCTGAAGAGAAATTACCTCTCTTCAATCAGAACACGATTCCAGTACATTTGGCAAAGATTGGCCTCACATACACAGACGAGGACAAGAAAGGCGGCGTCATTCCTGACTCACGCACACTCGACGAAATTTCTCTTTTGAAGAGAGCGTTTCGTTTCGAACCAGCAGCAGGAAGATACGTCGGCCCTTTGGCTATGGCCACAATCCTAGAGGCCCCTTATTGGACTCGGAAAGGACCAATGGCGGATGAGATTTCAAAGGACACGTTTTTCAACATGCTCAAGGAACTTTCATTACATGGTCCAACAGTGTACGATGAACATGCCCCAGGCATGCTCAAAGTTGCTTTCGAAAAGCTAGCTTACACACCACCCTTCACCGAATGGTACGAGGTGTTCCAGCTAGTTCTAGATTCCGATTCTGGGTTTACCTAGATACAACAGGACCTTGGTAAGTCTATAAACTACCACAACAAGTTTCTGGTTACGCAGTTAGCACCCGACAAACACCTTCCTTTTATAAAGGGCGCTGCTAGACGCTTTAACTTGTTGCTTTTGGGCTTTGGTTTTCACCATTACCAGCCAGGGAGCCCACCGGAGGTACCGGCAATCCCAGGCGAAAGGGAGTTACTCGCTTAAAGGTCTAATCTTACCTGAGCTGAGTCAATCAAAAGATTGCCACTTCACAAGAAAATATTACCACAAAAGTAGTAGATGCTATGGACACAAACTTGGACGGACAACGTGACGGTTTGACAAAATATACTAATCAGGCACCAGCAGTAATTGCAGAACCAGCTTATATATCAAATGATGTATCAGCAAATGATGGTGTGCAATACCAAAGTGTATACGATATGTTGGCACAGCCAACAGTCGTGGCACGAGGCAGCTCAGTACCTGGCGACATTCTATTGTCAAATTTTACACTACCTAAAAGTGTGTTTCTAGCAAACGTGAATCTTCAACGTAAGATTCAAGGTTATGGTGGATTCAAGGGCACAGCAATTGTTAGACTG